CCTGCTTTCCAACTTTAAAGCGCGTACCAGTATTGGCACGGAACATCACGTAGTCGCCTACTTTGCACCAAGGCCCAGTAGGAAATCTTTCTTTGTCGCTATAGGCTTCTGCGCCCATATCCAACACAACACCCACAGTAGATAAGATGTACTCCTCTCTAACTGTTGAGTTAGCCTTAACAAGACCGCTGTCCCCAAAGGTTTCCTCCACGTTAGGAAGGGCAATAAGAACCCTGTACCCCACCGGTTTCGGAATCGAGGCTTCTAGCTCTTCTTGGGTTTTGATGTCTTCAGCTATTTTCTTTTGCCTTTTCTCTTCCAATGCAGTCATTGCTGGAGCTACCGAGGCATTAGCCCCCACTCCGGTTACCGTAATGGTTTCAGTCATCTTCATCTTCCATATAGTTACGCGAAAGGTCACCTACTTCTCTTAATGCAGCGTTTAGACCCCGAATCACGCCACATACCTCCCGATATTCGGCAAAGTCTTTAGCTCCACCGCTTTTCAGAAAATCTTCGCTGGAACCTTTAAGCTCCGTAAGTTTTTGATTTAGCACGTCAAAGACGGTTTTAGCCATTATCTTCCCTGCCCTCTATATTCTTTGAAACTGCGACGTTTGTGCTTGTTCATTGAATTTATCTTCAGCGCGCCGTTGCCAATACTAGTGCCTTTAACACCTTTATTAAGCTGTATGGCTTCCGACGAATTAATACCTGATTTTTTAGCCATTATTCGTCCTCAGTTTTTAGTTCGTATACTTCGCTTTCTAAGGTATCCACGCGGCTCATTAAGTCCATAATAGCCTTTTCATCCATATCGAATTCTTGGCGCGTCTCGTATTCAATCCGGTCTAGTCTTGCTTCTATCTCTATCAGTATCTGCCTTTCTATGGGGGTATATTGCCTCATCGATTATCTCCTCGTGGTCCTCGCTGTTGTGATTTAGCTAAGTCCATTATCGCCTTCGCTTCGTCCAGATCGTTCTTGGCTTGGGCCTGTTCATTTTGTGCGGCTATACGGCTAGACTCAATGGCAGCGGTGGTCTGAGCTTTCTGCGTATCCAACTGTAGTCTTGCGGCGTCAAGGGCCGAATCTGCTTGATCTTTTTGGGCTTTTCTCTGTAGCTCGCCTTGCTTCAACTGTAGCTCCATTTGCTGCATCTGAATAAGCGGGTCTTGAGCCTGTTGTTGCGCTTGTTGTTGAGCAGCTTGCTGTTGGTGTATTTGAGTAAGCTGAATAGCCGCTTTAGATTGTAGCTGAGCGAGTTGTATTTCTAGGTCTCTTGGCATTTCTTCGTTTGGCGCCGGTAAAGGAGCACCGATACGCTCTTCGATCTGCTGGCGGTACAAGAAAGCCGTATGCTCTGCTATGTGGGCCTGCAATGACGACATGATTTGGTTCGCCATCGGGTTTTGCCCAATAGTTTGCATAATCATTGGGTCTTGCATAAAAGCTTGGTGAGTAGCTATGTGGGCCTGATGGTCTTGATACATAAACGCTTTAACGGGGTTACCTACAAGAGCGTCCATGTTTTCACTGACTGGGTCAGTAGGCCGCATATCATCTTCTATTGGGACAAGTTTGTCGGCGTTCTTGATACCCAAAACCTCGATCATCTGGCGATGAAGTTGTGGGAGGTCGTAGATTTGTGGGGTGGCCTGCGCCATCTGCAACACGGTTTGATACTGGACCACTCGCTGGGCCATTGTGCTGCTGTTGGGGTCGCTGACGGGAATTACTTCCACCATGGCATAGTCGGCGCGTCGTGCGCGGGGTTCACCACGATCAGGCACGTACATATACTCTTCTGGCGCGTACTCAGCAATGATCTTTCTCAGGAGCTTGAACTCCTGCTTCATTGAGTAATGCACCCTAGATTGCACCGCAGCCATTGGCTTAAGGGTACGTTCCAAAAGAGCGAGTGTTGTTCCAACAGGTGCGTTAGCACTCATGTCGGATATGTTCATGTCTGAAATAGCGCCTAAACGTCGGCCTTCTTCTGTGATCTGCTGCAATAGTGCTAGCAACGTCTGAGAAGGTTCTTTGTAAGGCAGCGGCATGATGTTATCGCGGATGCTGCCAGAAGGCACATCTACATCACGGAATTCGCCCGGACCAATCGGTGTGTCGTCGCCTTTAACTCGTAGTCCCCTAGATTTGAGACCACCGGGGAGATTGGATAAGGTTCCAGCGTCAACGAGCTGACGGATAATACTAGTGCCAGCTTTAGCATAACCACCAATAATGTGAATGAGGCCGAGTCCATAAAATCCAAATCCGGGTACGTAAGCATAATGTACGAAATGTTGACGCTTTAGTGTCAAAGGATCGTCAGGGTTCCAGTTACGGCGTATTGCCAGAACTTCACCCGTACCCTTCTCAAGCGTTACTACATAAGGCTTTGCGACTTGTAAGTCGTCTTCGTCGTCTTCACCATCTACACCGTCAATAACTAGGTCAGCATGGACTTCTAGTATGGTGTAACGGTCGTCTGACGTTAGAGAAATTCCCGATTGCTCGGCCTTAGCTTCTTCAATATCTGTAAAAAACGAAACTGGGTCGCCTAAATCTACATCTCGGTAGAAGCCAGCAGCTTGCAGCTTAACCATCTCGTTTTTTGTCTTGCGCATTACGTGCGTAACACGCTCGGCAGATTCAATATTTGACGCGCCGTAGGGAACAATTACATCTTCAGCGGGAATATATACGGCTACCTGACGTCCCAAACTGGGATCAAAGTACACCTTTTTAAACGCAGAACCAGCCAGACCAAGGCTATACAGCAGCCTCTCATGCTCGGGACGGTATTCTACCATAACCTCGGTTAATTCATAGTTCATATCCGCTTTAACGCGGAGAGCTGCGTCTTCTTTTTCTTGGGTAGGCTCGCCAAGAATCTTAGTCTTAACAGGACCGGCAGCAGGAAAGGTCTCGCTCATAGCCTCAGCTTGGAACCGGATAGCGGCTTCCGCCAAAATGTTGCTATACACACCACAGGCGTTTTCCCAAGGCTCGACTCGCTCCTCGTATCTAAAACCAAGCACGTCAAGACCCTTAACGTAGCTGTCTGCCCAATCTCTACGGGCGGATGTATCCCCCTCAATGGCCTCACAAAGATCGCTAGAAACTTCTTGTAGCTGCTTGTCGTCCAAATAATCGGCTAGGTTTGCGTCAAAAGGTGCTGCGCCAATATCCCCCTCTTCTTCTCCGAAGCTAATCTCGATGCTGCCGTCCTCAAGCTCTACCATCACAGGCATGTCTTCATCGGTAGCAATAGCCATCTCGATGACCGCATCAGGCTCACCCATCAACTCCTCGTCAATGCCTTCGGGCATTTCGTACAAACCTTTCTCAATAGCCATCTTATAATTCCTCTTTGTCCCACTTTTTCAGGGGGCACCATGCGTCCATTAGCCAAACCTTAGCGGGCATAAAACAGCCACACTGCTTGCATATTTGTATTTTCTTTATTAGTTCTGGGCAGTCAGCACAAATACTTTGCCGCTTAGCCACAACTTCTTGTCGTTCGTTTAACTTAATATCCATTAATAGTACCCAGCTCTACGGTTTCTATAAGAAGGGTCATCCTCCACCTCATCACTGGGTAGTCTTAAGAACCCGCCTTGCCTAAACCGCATCAACGCCATAATAGTGGAGTCCACGTAGTCATCATGTTCTCCCGCAGGAAAACTCGCAATCTCGTCAATCACTTCTTCCGCCCAACGCTTTTGTGGTGCCCAAACTATTCCCGAAGCAAACATATCTGACACCGAGTTTAGACGGGCCATCTTGTTGTTCGGGTTGTTAGTGGTACCTCGCACAGGGGTATATTCCTGCACTGGGACTCCCATAGCGCGCAGCTCGTAAATAAGCGGCGCTCCCGAGGCTTTTTTCTCCACAATTAGCGAATCAGGCTCATACTCGTCGTACTGCTCCAGAACAAGGCGCTTCAAAGCCGGAAATTCTAGCCTGTCCTTGTACGCATTTATCAATATCAGATTATACGCG